GGATACAGCGATGCCGCAGGGTAAAGGAACGTACGGCAACAAGGTTGGCCGTCCCAAGAAGAGCTTGCTGACCAAGGGGCAGAAGAAGTTGCCTGATGCGCTGAAGCGGAAGGCGATCAAGGCTGAGAAGCAGGTTTCCAGACAGCCGAAGGAGATTGCGGCGAAGACAAAACGATACAGGGAAGAGTAATATGGCTTGGACATTTACGGACGGCACCCCTTACGAGGGTCCGGCGCACATACTTCGCGACGTGACTTATTCTGGCGCAACGCGCACAGGTGAATCCCGCCGCCTGATCGAAGCGCCTGACCTTCCCCAGCCCAAGCTGGTTAAAAAGAAGCCCGCGGCCCCGCGAAAGAAGATGCCGCCGAAGCCCAAGGGCGCAACTGCGTGGGATTGACATGAGTTTTATCAACACCCTTTCCCCAAAAGAGCGCACCGCCCTCCGCATGGTGGTGAAATCTGTTCACATGCGGCATTATCCTAAAGATTTTGTAACAAATCGTGAGGCCGACAAGCTAATTGAGGCGATTGGGCCCGAAACTGCCGCCCGAATGATCAAGGTTGGCATGGATCACGGGATTGCTGATCGTTGATCGAGTTCAAATACAAGCCTGATGGCGAAATTCTGAAGGCTTTCATGAAGAATGAAACCTTTTTCCGTGGAATTCGCGGTCCGGTAGGGAGTGGCAAGAGTGTTGGATGTTGTATCGAGGTTTTTCGCAGGGCGCTTGCGCAAAAGAAAGCACCAGACGGAGTGCGAAAGTCTCGATGGGCTATTATCCGGAACACAAACCCACAGCTACGAACTACAACTATTAAAACATGGCTTGACTGGTTTCCCGAGGCCGAATGGGGGCGATTCACTTGGTCGGTTCCATACACCCATCACATCAAAAAGGGCGACATTGATCTCGAAGTTATTTTCCTAGCCCTTGATCGGCCTGAAGATGTGAAGAAACTTCTGTCGCTCGAACTGACTGGCATCTGGATCAACGAAGCAAGGGAAATCCCCAAGTCCATCATCGATGCGTGTACGATGCGCGTCGGCCGTTACCCTTCTATGCGCGACGGCGGCCCTAGCTGGACGGGCGTGATTGCCGATACCAACGCTCCTGAAGAAGATCACTGGTGGCCGATCATGTCGGGCGAGGTTCCGATCCCAGATCACATCCCGCGCGAGCAGGCGAAGATGCTGGTGAAGCCAGACAACTGGCAATTCTTTACGCAGCCCTCCGGCATGATCGAGGTCAAGAACGACGAGGGCGAGTTAGAGGACTATAAGCCCAGCAAGCACGCCGAGAATCAGCTTCATATGATGAAGAGCTATTACCCGAATCTCATTCAGGGTAAGACGAAAAGCTGGATCGATGTCTATGTGATGAATAGATTGGGTCACGTTCAGGACGGAAAGCCAGTGTACCCCATGTTCGCGCCAGATGTTCACGTCGCAAGAGAGGAGATACCGATTGCTGCCGGGACTCCGGTGTATGTGGGTATCGACTTTGGTCTGACCCCGGCCGCGGTATTGGGGCAGAAGGTCCGCGGCCGATGGTTCTTGCAGTCCGAGATTGTCGCGATCGACATGGGCATTGTCAGGTTTGCTGAAGTTCTGAGGAATGAATTGGCAACCCGTTTTTCCGCCGCTGGTGAAACCATCATCTATGGTGATCCCGCTGGCGACTTTAGAGCGCAGACTGATGAATCTACTCCTTTTCATATTCTGCGCGGTGCTGGCTTGAGGGCGTTCCCTGCGCCTTCCAACTCTGTTGACCTTCGTCTTGAGGCTGTCTCTTCCCAGCTAACCAAGATGATCGAAGGGAAGCCAGCACTTTTGATTGACCGCCGCTGCCCCCAGCTTATCAAGGGTTTCGAGGGCGGCTATTCGTACAAGCGGATTGAGGTCAGCGGGGAAAGATACGCTGACAAGCCGGACAAGAATATGTTCAGCCACGTTCACGATGCAGCGCAGTATTTGTTTTTGGGTGCCGGGGAGGGTCGGGCTCTGATGAACAGTCAGAAGCCAGCTACCGCGGTCGTAGCGAAGCGCAACTTCGATGTGTTCAGCCGCAGACCAAAGAGTCAGCGCGGGGGCAGGTTTGGCTCGCGCATATAAATCTTGTGCGTTGATCTATTTTTTGTTTTGTGAATAGGACAGCGAAAGGAGATCGCTATGTGTTTTGGACCATCAGCCGCAGAAAAGGCAGCAGCCGCCGATCAGAGGGAGGCCGCTGAAATCGCAAAGCGCGAAGAGATTGACAAGCGCGCAGAGCAAAAGCGCGACGATATTTCCGAAGCCATATCAGGTCGCATGGAGAGGCGCGGGATGCGCGGCGGCTCCGGTCGTCGTTCTTTGTTCCGCGCTTCCGGCAGCGGGTTTTTGGGTAGGTTTCAGTGATGGACAAGATCGCAAAGACATACGTTGGAAAGTACAACAAAGCCAAAGCGTTTCGCGAAAATTGGGTTTCTCTGTTTGAAGAATGCTATGAGTATGCGTTGCCGCAGCGTGAATCGTTTTATCATGAAGAGGCGGGTCAGCGTCGAGACGACAAGATTTTTGACGAGACCGCTGTTGTCGGTGTGCAGGAATTTGCGAGCAGGCTTCAGTCAGGCTTGGTTCCCAACTTTGCACGCTGGGCTGACCTCATGTCAGGCAGCGAAGTGCCAGCCGATCAGCGCGAGGCCGTTGACAACGAGCTAGATGAAGTCACCGAATATGTCTTCGAGGTGCTTCAGAACTCCAACTTCAGCCAAGAAGTGCATGAATCGTTCATGGATTTGGCTGTTGGCACGGGCATTCTCTGTGTTGAAGAGGGGGATGCAATCAATCCCATCATCTTCTCTGCAATCCCGCTGCCGCATGTTGTGCTTGATACCGGACCTGACGACCGGATCGACCATGTGTTCCGCGAGCGGAAGAAGGTCAAGTTCGATCATCTCGAAATGATGTACCCCAACTCTAAATTCGACCAGAAAGTTGAGGGCATGATGGGCCGGGACAGGGAGACCACCGTCCTTGAGGTCGTCTGCCGCGATTATTCTCGGAAGAACGAGGAAGCCTATCTGCATTATGCGATCTGCATGACCACAGACACGGTTCTCCACACCAAAGAGATGAAGGGCTTGGGCTCCAACCCATTCATTTGCTTCCGTTGGTCGAAATGCGCTGGTGAAGTTTACGGGCGAGGCCCGCTGATCAATGCGCTGTCCGCGATCAAGACCACAAACCTGACCATCGAGTTGATTTTGGAGAACGCGCAGATGGCGATCTCTGGGATTTACCAGATGGAAGATGATGGCGTGATCAATCCGGATACGATCCAGCTTGTTCCGGGGTCGATCATTCCAAAGGCGATGGGCAGCCAAGGCTTGCAGCCAGTTCAGGCGGCTGGCCGCTTTGACGTTGCTCAACTTGTTCTCAGCGACATGCGATTGAACATCAAGCGGGCGCTGTACAATGACATGCTTGGCAATCCGGATAAGACACCCGCGACTGCGACTGAGGTTGCGGAGCGTATGGCCGACCTGTCTCGCCGCGTCGGCTCTGCGTTTGGTCGCTTGCAAGCCGAGCTTGTGCAGCCAGTTTTGCAGCGCGTCATCTACATTCTGAAGAAGCAGGGTCGCATTGAAGTGCCGACTGTGAACGGACGGGAAGTCAAAATCCGCTCAGTTTCCCCGCTGGCTCAAGCCCAAGCCAACTCAGATATTTCCAATGTTGCCAGATACTTACAGCTTGTTGGCGGTGTCTTCGGCCCAGAAATGTTGCAGCTTCTCATCGATGGAGAGCAGACGGCGATACACCTTGCCAAAAAGTTTGGTGTGCCAGAGAGCTTGATTCGAGACGAAGAACAGCGCAAACAGATAGCTGCAATGGCGCAGCAAATTGCGCAGCAGCAACAGGGAATGATGGGTGAGCAGCAAAATTAACATCGGATTGGATGGGTATCAGCGCAAGTCCGAAGACGATGTGAACATCAGCAAGAACATTGCGCAGATATTTGAGTCGCCCACGGGCAAAGAGGTTTTGCGCTACCTGCGCTCGATTACCATTGAGATGGTGAACGGGCCAAATGTGACCACGGAAGAGTTACGTCACCTTGAAGGCCAGCGATATGTCGTCGGGCTCATCGAGCAGCGCATTGGACACGCACATAGGAGCAAGAAATGAAGGATCAAGAATCAGCAGAAGCAGTAGCGGAGGCAGATGGTCGAGATTTTGTCACGCAAGAAGATGTACAGCAGGCTGAATCTGGGACAGTCGATCGACCGGAGTGGCTTCCTGAAAAGTTTAAGACAGCCGAAGACCTTGCAAAGTCTTACACCGAGTTATCCAAGAAGCTGGGCAATTCTGAAGAAGACATTCGCAATTCGATCATGGAAGAAATCCAGAAGGAAGCATTCAGCAGCCGACCCGAAAAGGCTGGAGACTATCAGCTTCCTGAAACGGTCAACGCGGAAGAGGCCGTAGACAATGATCTTCTGAAGTGGTGGTCAGATCATTCGTTTGAGAACGGTTACTCTCAAGAAGAGTTCCAGCAGGGCATCGAGATGTATGCTCAAGCCATTGCTGGCAGCCAGCCAGATATGGAGGCGGAGTCTGCAAAGCTTGGAGACAATGCCGAGGCTCGTATTGATGCGGCCTCTGCGTTTGCAAACAAGTTCTTCCCCAAGGAAGCGCTGCCTGCGATTGAGCGAATGTGTGAAACCCATGCTGGGATCATTGCTCTTGAGGCAATTCAGGAAGCGATGAAGGACGGCAATTTTGCTGGCAACACAGCACCAGCCGCGCAAACTTCAGAGCGTGAGTTGAGGGAGATGATGAATGACCCAAGGTACTGGAAAGACCGAGACCCCGCTTTCATCAAGGAAGTCACCGAAGGTTTCCAGAAAATCTACAGAGGTTAAGATCATGAAGCGGGGTAGGTTTTATCTTACCCCCTTCACCTTGGATCACATTGAGGAAGTGGTCGAAGGTCTGAGCGCCGAGAACCGACGCGAGCTAAAGCTTCTTGGTCACTCTGATATCAGGAAAGCTTTGCTCGACATGCACGAAACCTCTGAGTGCTATCTCTGCCGGGAAGAGGGTGAGTCATTCACCATGATTGGCGGCCTTTGGTTTGGCGCAGATGAGGCTTGGCCTCAGATGTTTGCAATGTTCTCCGACAAAATCAAAAGCAACTGGCACGCTATGGCTCGCGGGTCGCGCATGTTCGTGAGCCATTTCGATCAGTCTCATGATGGCATGTCGATGACAGTGAACGCTGACTTCGAGTTTATTTTGAATTGGTCAGCGTGGTTGGGCTTCGAGCCCGTAGGCGTCAGCCACCTTGGCTTTGAGAAGTATGTAGAATTTGTGCGTTGTAATCCGCGTCAGAAAAATATTAAGGATGAATTATCTCGGCCCGCGATGCACTGATCGGCCCCTGTTGGGATACCCGAATTGACGTAAAGGTGCGGATACCCGTAGCAAACTGAATTTTCATAGGACTGAAACAATGGCTAATACAATCGATCAAGCCTTTATCAAGCAGTTCGAGACTGAAGTTCACATGGCATACCAGCGTATGGGTTCCAAGCTACGGAACACTGTTCGCACGTCCAATGTGACAGGCTCGGTTACTCGCTTCCAAGTGATTGGCAAAGGCGCTGCAAACACCAAAGCTCGCAATGGCGATGTGACCGCGATGGAACTCGTCCACACCACTGTCGAAGCAACGATGGCCGACTTCTACGCGCCGGAATACATCGACAAGCTTGATGAGTTGAAGATCAACATCAATGAGCGTCAAGCCGTAGCACAATCTGCTGCTGCTGCTCTGGGTCGCAAGACTGATGAAATCCTGATTACGGCAATGGACGCGGGCGCTAACTCCACCCAAATCCACGACACTAGCTCTGCGCTTGAAAAGGCTGATCTGCTGACGTTGTTTGAAACGTTTGGCACTGCCGACCTGCCAGAAGACGGCCAGCGTTATCTCGCCATGTCGCCTGCTGGATTTGCTGATCTCTTCAACATCGAAGAGTTTGCTTCGTCTGACTATGTTGGACCTCAGAACCTTCCGTTTGCTGGTGGCATGACGATGAAGGAATTCCTGGGTTTCAAGATTTTCTCCACGTCCGCGGTCGCTGGTGGCAAGAACTTTGCATACCACGCGAACTCGGTCGGTCTTGGCATCAATGCTGATGTTCAGACTGAACTGAACTACGTCCCTCAAAAGGTCTCGCACCTTGCTACATCGATGATGTCGATGGGTGCCGTGGTCATTGATGACGATGGTGTCTACGAAGTTCTCGACAACAACTAATAGGAGTGGGGGGTTTCGGCCCCCCAATCTTCCATGCCAGACACAGCAAACACTTCACTCAAAGTATGCACTCGGGCGTCCATTTTAATGGGCGGGTCTCCAATCTCTTCATTTACGGAGGGTACTGCTGAAGCAGATGTTTGTGAGGCAATGTACGAAGACATTGCGCGATCGGCTCTTGTGAATTCTAGATGGGGATTTGCTACGGCTCAAGCGGCTTTGAGCCGATTGACTGACGCGCCAACTGCTCGTTTTGATGCAGCTTATCAACTCCCATCCGCGGCTTTGACTGTTTCAGCGCTGACCGTAAACGACGCTGCTGTGACTTTTGACACCTATGGAGACAAAGTTTACTGCAACGTGTCTGAAGCTCAGACTGTTGTTGCTGATTATATCTATCGCGCAGATGAGGCAGATTGGCCGCCATACTTCACAGTTGCGGTGGAATATTCTGTTGCCTCAATGCTTGCTACGTCTATTGCGCGAGACCCAACGTTGTCTCAACTTTTAGATCAGAAGGCTCAGATTCATATGATGCAGGCCCGCCGTCTTGATTCGCAACGTCAAACAACGCAGAAACTCAACACATCGAGGTTTATTGCTGAAAGGCGCAGCTAATGCAAAAACTACGAGTTTCCATTAGCAGTTTTCAGTATGGTGAAGTCAGTGACTCATTGATCATGAGGACTGATTCTCCTATTTACGCTCAATCTGCGCAGAAGCTTGAGAACATGTTGGTCATGTCAGAGGGTTCTGCAAAGAAACGGCCCGGACTAAAGCACATCTATGATTACAGCTTAAGTTCGAACAGCAAGGTGCAGTCTCATCTGTTCCGGTTTATCTTTGACGAGAACGAAGAGTATGTGATCTCGGTCGAAGAGGGCAAGGTCCGCTGCTTCCGCCTTCTCACTGATGGCAGCGTGAGCCTTGTTGATACGATCACTCAAGACACCGATAGCAACGCCCTTCCGTTTGATGACGACTATCTTCAGGAGTATACGACCGCTCAATATGGAGATGTCATGTTCATCTCCCATCCGCTGTTTGCGCCTCGGATGCTTACCAGAACATCCTTAACTGACTTTGAGGTGAGCGTATTTACGTTTGATTCTCAATTGGATGGCAAAAAAACGTATCAACCCTACACAAAGTTTCAAGCCTCTAATGTGTTTTTCGATCCGAGCAGCACAACAGGAACCTCTATAGCTTGTCAACTTTTCACAAATACTGGCACCAGTGATCCAGATGGGATTGCTATCACTCAGAGTGAATTTTTATCCCCATTTAATTTTGATTTAAACGGAGCCCTTGCTAGTGGAGGCACCGTAACGCTGGATGCCGCTGCTCAAATTACAATAACATCTACATCCTCTAATCATCACACCCAACAAACATTTACGATCACGGGAACTGACCAAGACGGCGAGTCAGTTACTGAGACTTTTAATGGCCCAGCGGCAAATGACACAGTTGCAACAGGCAGGAACATTAAAACAATAACAAGCATTTCTTCTACTAATTCATTTACAAACTTAAGTGTTGGGGTCTCAGAGAGGCAGTCAGTAAGTTATTTTGACATAACGGGAAGTAAGGTTAACGGTGCATATCCAAACTCTGCGCACCTTGGCGTAACGCTGAGATACGGTAAAGCTGAGATGATCATTGTTGAGGTTATATCCTCTGATCGTGTTAAGGTGGATGTTGTTGATCAGCTTAAACGTAGGCTAGAAGTCTTAAACCCATTGCGCACTACGGACGGCAGTGATGAGGTTCAGGTTACAATGATTGGTCATGGTTTCGCTGGAGGCGAGGCGATTATCATTTATGACGCCGCGCCTACTGGCGGGATTAATTCTTCAAACATTAACGGCAGCCGCACTGTAACTGAAATTATTGACGAAAACACATTCACTTACACTGCGGGAGGAACCGCAAATGAAAGTGAAGACGGGGGTGGTTTTGTTTCAATTGAATCTCATGCGCCAACAGTCGATTGGAACGAGCAGTCTTGGTCTTCCGCCCGAGGCTATCCCGCTTCCGTCACCTTTCATGAAAACCGACTCATCTTTGGCGGAACAATCTCTGAGCCTGACTCAATTTGGATGTCTAAGATTGGCAACTTCTTCAACTTTGATGTGGGCGAAGCTGCTGACGCTGACGCAATTGCTTTGGTGGCCGCGACTGGAGATGTGAACGAGATCAGGTATATGATTTCGAACCGAGACCTTCAGATATTCACGGCCTCTTCTGAGCTTTATATCCCAACCTTTTTGAACCAAGCGATCACGCCGACAAACGCTCAGATCAGAAAGCAAACACCCTATGGCATTGCTCACGTCATGCCTGTTCCGATTGATGGAGCTACGATTTTTGCGGCGAACAATGGCCGTGTTGTTCGAGAATATCTCTTCACTGATTCTGAAGATGCCTACACCGCGAATGCTATATCGACTCTTGCGTCTCATTTGATTAACGATCCGATCTTCATGACGGTTGCTCACAGCGCGTTTTCGCTTCCTGACTCTTACGCCATGATGGTCATGAGCAATGGTGATGCTGCGCTCTTCACCTCCAATCGAGCGGAGCGAAGGGCTGCTTGGACCAGCCTAACAACCGATGGCTCCTTTGCTTCTGTCATTGCTGTTGAGGATCGCATCTTCGCAAATGTTTACGATGCCGATGGCAACCTTCATCTTTGCGAGTTCAGCGAGGATGTCGGCTTGGACTTCTGGGTCTATGGGGCTGTGTCCGCAAACGTTTTGGATGTAAGCGCAAAGTATTCCAGCGGAGATGCCGTTGATGTCATTGGAATTAACAATGGGGCTCAGTCTTATCTTGGCTCTTTTACTGTGAACGGCAGTAACGAAGTCGATCTTTCTGCGCACACTGGATACGCGCATGCTTATGCTGGCAATAAGTTCACTGCAAAGATTGTAACAAATCCAGTCGATGCCGCTGTAAGCGCTGGTGCTATTACGGGTGAAGTTCGTGGAGTGTCTTCTGTTATCGTAGATGCAAAAAGCGTTGAGTCCATGAAGGTAAACAATAGACCTTTAACTGGTACGCTTCCATTTGACGGTAAAAAAGAATTTCGATTGCTAGGTTACAGTCGAGACCCGCAGGTCACAATTGAGCAAGACGACCCACTTGGCCTACAGGTCAATGGGATGATAGCGGAGCTAGTTGTCTGATGGACCCTATTACATTGATGCTTCTGTCTTCTGGCGTTCAGGCCGGGGGCTCATTGCTTGGCGGGCTTGGCGCAAAATCTGCTGCTGATCTGAATGCCTTCAGCGTAGAGACTGAAAAGAAGATGAGTGAGGCCGAGGCGGCCCAGCGCAACAACGATCGCATGGAGGCGTACAGGTCGAACCTTTCCGCAAACATTGCTTCGTTCGCTTCTCAAGGCAGAGACGTTGGGGCTGACCGTTCTGTTTCTGCCTTCTTGGACAAGCAGAAAGAAATCGCTGTATCTGACACCGCTCGATCCGACTTCATGGCAATGATGCAGGGAATGCAGCTAACGCAAAAAGCTTCCGCCATACGTCGAGAGGGTCAGGCTTCTCTTGTTGCTGGGGTGACGGACGCCTTCACCACCATGGTCGGAGCCAAATATAGGTACGACAAAGTTAAGATGCCGAAGGGATAAGACATGGCTGTCATTCGAGAGAAGCGTCAATTCAGAATCGGCACCATTGGAGTTGCTCGCGCTTCTCAGGGCGGCCAGATAGTTGGCGAAACCATTGCGCGTTCCGCCAATGCTCTTGGCGATATGTTCTACAAGGAAGCTGCGCAGGCGGCTGAGAAGGGTGGCATGGAGGCGGGAGCCTCTGCTGACCGTGAGAAGGTGATCACAATCAATCCTGAGACGGGTGAGCCTGAAGCCTACGCTCCACCTGAAGGCATGGGTTCGATCGGCGCTGATGCTTACCAGCGCGTTGTCATGCGCAGGTTCCAGCAAAGCATTGAGGATGAAATCCAAAACAAGGGCCGAGAGCTTGCTGCTAGGTACCAAAGCAGTCCAGCCATGTATGAGTCGGCCATGTCTGACTATCTGGCCTCAATGACCAACGTTGCTCAAGATGAGTTTCGCGGTTTCATTACGGATGTCGGCACCAGCTATCTGAATGCCACCATGACCAACATGCAGATTGCTCAAGTTCGTCGTGAGCGGGCCGCGGCAAGGGCGTCCCTAGAGACTTCGCTTGAAGATGGTCTTAACAATCTTGAAGCGCTGACTGCTGCGTCTGGAGGTGCAGCATATAATGCAGGAAGCATAGAAGCTAGCTTGCTCAATTCTATCGATCAGGGTGCAACGGATGCTATTGAAGCGGGGTTATTCAGCGAAACTGAAGCCAGAAATTATCAAGTAGCTCGACAGCAGGCAATTATACGAGGCACGCTTCGAAATGCTGCGAGCCGAACTCAAGACCCTGAGACTCTTGCTCTTTTACAAAGCGCGATTGGGACTCAAAACTTCAATGCTATTCCTGCGGAATTCTCAGGAGTTGCTGATGCTATGCGATCTCTTGGGACAAACTATGGTGCGATGGCTGAGATTGAAAGGTTTTCAGATGGCCTTTTTTCTGATGCGATTGCAGGCGCAAAGATAATTGAAGCAAGAGAGGTTGCATCCATTGCTGCCGAAGAAGCCCAATTGGTTTTTGATTTGCAGGTGGGTGCTGGAGCCAGCAGGCTTGTAGCAACAAGAATCGCTAGCACCAGAGGGCCGCTTTATGTTGCCTCTCATTCGGCGCAGGCATGGCAGCAGTCAGGTGATCTTGCCCGAGCGCAGTTTGCTGCTGGTCGCGAAGATGTTTCAGATCAGATTCTCAAAGATCGCAATGATGTTTTAAGAGCGTCGTCTCGCGCCATATACGCCAGAACTCTTTCTGGTCTAAGCACTCCAGAAACATTTGCGCTTGAGAATGCAATCTCAAATCAGAACGTTATGCTTGCGCCTGAGAGCGCA